TAATTGAAAATCTCCACTATCACCAAGACGAATTTCATCATTATCATCTATGAATATATTTCCATGAACCTTAATTCCGTTGGTCAGTGTCTCTAACTTTTTACTGCCGTCATGTCGTAAATCTACTGCTCCATTAGGAATTATTTGAATTGCTGTTTCAGTTGATGTAGCTGTAATATATAAATTACCTGTGGTATTACTTATATAACTTGATGTGCCATTATGAAAAATTTGTAAATCATCAGCATTTCCAGCCATAAATTTACCATTATCGTGTGTTGTATAACTAACAGCACCACCTTGTGCAGATTCAATACTTCCAAATTCACTACCAGCCCAATTTAAAAAGGACATTATTGTGGCAGCTTGGTTTTGATTACCAAATTGTCTAATTTTAATAGCTTCGCTATCAGCGTCTTGTTGCTGTTCAATATTTAATGTTGGACTTGTTCCAGCAGAAAGTATTTGTACTCCAGAAGCCGTAGTCTCAAACTTCTTAGACCCACTATGATATAACTCTACTGCTCCGTCTTTTACTGCCTTTATATAAAACTCATTAGAAGTTTGATCTTTAACTGCATAAGAATCCGTCTCAACAAGGAAGAAACCAGTTGAATTATTTATTTTGCTATTTGTGCCATCAAAACGAATTTGTAAATCATTATCAGTACCAAAACCTATATAATCAAGATCATTAGCTATTCTTAAGTCTCCCGTTACAGTAACTCCACTACTTGTAGTCGCAAATTTTTGAACATTATTATAATATAATTTTACATCTGCATTTTTTATAAATTGTGCTATGTTTTCACTATTTCCTTGACCTGTAAATCTTATTGTATCTGCTTGAACAAAGAGTGTACCTGTGCTGTTATCTATAACTGAGTTCGTACCGTTATGAATTATCTCCAAATCTGATGATGTACCAAAAAGAGCTTTTGCACTATCAGCAAACTCAAGAGCATTATTTGATTTATCCCAAACGACATTAGCACTAGCACCTGTAAGAGTTATATCCTGACTGCCATCAATAGTTAAAGCATTAACACCACCACTACCTATCTGTACAGAAGATGCAGCATTACCACCATTTTCTCGCATTAATGGAGTACCACCAGCCTGTGATCCGTCATGTACTACAAGTGTTTTCTTTGTAGTATCTACTGTGACTTCTCTTGCAGCACCAGTAAATGAGTTATGTTCGGTAGTTGTACCACCTCTAAGTTGTAATTGGTCAGGCATGGTAAATTAGATTCCTCCTAAGTTAAAAGTGCCAGACCCTTTGCCTAGCGATACACGATTAGCTGCAATAGCTTCGTTTGAAAATACTGCACCTGTTACAGCAAGACCTCCTAAGTCTATACTATTAGAACCTGCTGAAGCTGTATATAAGGTATTAAAAGCTGCTATAGCAAATTTTGCAACCTCTATCAGACCTTCACCAAGGTTTTGAAAAACAGATCCGTTAAAAACACGAATACGTTTGGCAACATTGTTGAAGTACAAATCGCCCTCTGTAATAGCATTTCCTAAACCATCAACAATTGGATCAGATGATGCTTCTCCTAAGTATAGTTGTAAAAAATTATTTAAGTAATTTGATGCGTTTGTTACGTTTGTAATATTAGAACCAACTGTATTTACGTTTGATATAGAACCAGCAACAGTATTTACATTTGCTATAGACCCTGCTGTTGTATTGACATTAGATATAGAACCAGCGACTAAACCTATATCAGTACCATCATTGGCAACAGTCGTTACGTTACTGCTAATACCAGCTACAGTTGTTATGTTTGCATTGTTTCCAGCAACAGTAGTGACATTACTATTGTTGTTTGCAACTGTAGTTACGTTGCTACTGATCCCTGCAACTGTAGTTACATTAGAAGATATACCAGCAACAGTAGTTACGTTTGAAGAAATCCCTGCAACGGTTCCTATATCAGTTCCATCATTAGCAACTGTAGTTACATTGGCTGATATACCTGCAACAGTATTTATATTTGTATTGTTATTAGCAACTGTATTTATGTTTGTTGCATTACTTACAGCAGCATTAATATTGCTTGCGTTTGATACTGCACTATTTATATTGCTTGCATTGCCAGCAACAGAGTTAACATTAGATATGTTTGTACCGACTGCATTTACATTAGATATATTTGTAGCAACAGTATTAATATTAGATGTATTACCAGCAACAGTCGTTACCTCAGTTGCTTTTGGTACAAGTCTATGAAATGTATATGTATTAAGTGTTGTAGTAGTCTCTAATATCATTCCAAAGCCAGCAGCAAAAGTAGTGCTTGCTGTAGCTCCGTTAATAGTTACAGTTGAGTTTCCAACAGTTCCGTTAGAAATAGTAAACGTACCACTACCATTAGACGTATAAGCTGTACTCAAAGCTTTAATACTTACTAAAGTACCAGCACCATTATTTATATCAGGGTTAGCATTAGGAAAACTAAGTTCGTTTGCTATTGGTACAAAACCACCTACATCATCTACTAGGTCTATAACTCTTGCATCTATAGCTGCTGTAGTTGCAACCTTTTGATCGTCACTACTCCAAGTTTCACCTGATTGGATTTCTCCTAAAGTATCTTTACCATAAAATCTTTCTTCAGCACGTTTAGCAGAGTAGACTTGTGTATCACTTGATGAGGTTCCAGAAGTAACAACACCTGCACCTGTAATACCATCTAAATCAACATTACCTGTTATCTCAATACCATTATTTAAAGTAGTTAATTTAGGTTGTGAGTCATGAAATATTTTTACAGCACCATTAGCTATACATTGTATAAAGTCTTCAGCATGACCTGATGTTGCATCTTTTTGTAAAAACAGATTAGTACCATTTGTAACTATAACTAGATCGCCACTACCAACTTCACTAATAAAACTATTGCTGTTGTTTGCATCATGAAATAGTTGTAAAGCATTTGCATCATTATTACCAACAGTTATAAAACCACCACTTAATGTATAAGTACCATCTCCATCATCAGATGCAGTAGCAGAATTTACTTTTAATTTTTGTGTATTAGTAAGGTTAGTAGTATTAGCTGTTGCAATCGTGCCTGTAGTAAAAGCACCAGTACTAGCAGAGTTAGCACCTATAGGAGTTCCATCTATAGCACCACCATTTATGTCAACATTACTGGAAGTAAATGCTGTAGCTGTAATAGTTTTGTTTGTTAATGTCTGAGCAAGAGTATCTAAAACAACATTACCACTAGCATTTGGTAAAGTAATTGTTCTATCAGCAGTAGGGTTAGTTACTGATAATGTTGTTTCGTGAGCATCATCACTACTACCTTCAAACTGTAAAGATCCAGTTATTGTATTATTGCCATCTCTCCTAAGTAGATCGTTATTAACAATATCAACAAACTCTTGAAGACCAAACAATATCTGGTCACTTTGAGTATCTAGATCAGCTTCAGTTAAAACAGAACCATCTTGAAAGTCTATTTTTTTAGCAGATATATCTGTATCTCTTTGAAACTTTATTGCAACACCATTAGCTGGTACATGACCTGATAAGAACTTTATAGTAGTTCCACTAGCAAACTCATAATGCGTACCTTGAGTTTTAGGAGTAATGTCAGCACCTACTGTTACATCAATTTCAGATTCAGCTAAGTAAGCAAACGAAATATTAAAAGCATCAGACTTACCATTGGAATCGGTATTGCCATTACCTGTATGGTTAGTAAATGATGCTGCGGTGTTGGTAGCCATAACTATTTAGTAAAGGTGTTCAAAGACTTCTCAAGTAGATTGTAATATTCTTCTTTAATTTTATTCTTTTTGTCTACTCTTTGCTGTAATTCATTTTGACCTCTGCTTTCAAAATATAAATTTTCACCATGTTTAATATATGTTCTATTTATCTCAGCCAAGTCTAAATATATTTCTTGTGCTGCTTTTTTACCAAAAGCGTTAGTCAATCCATATTCTTCTACAATACCTGCTCTTGATGTATAGGCTGGTGATTCCAAATAATTGTTCATAGTCTCAAGTATTGTTTTTTCTCCAAATCCGTCATAATTTAATTTTTGCGTATTTATAACTTCTTTTAATTTATTGTAATCACCTGTTGTTAATTTAATAGGTGTTACTGTTTCAGTTCCACCTCTAATAGTACCTGTAATTATTTCTTTGGGTTCTGGTAACATTCTTCCAATCAAAGCTTGTGCTTTGTAAATCTTGTAATTTTTACTTCTACTATGCCTTGATAAAGAAAATAAATCTAGTCCTTTTTTCTGTGGATATAAAACTGGTTCGTTAGTTATGTGTTCATACATAAAAGGTAAATCGTAATTTGCTCCTATAAATTTCTCTTGTGATTGATTAATTATGTCTCTTAAAACTCTTTGATACGCACTATGTTTATTAAAGTCAGGATCACTTATTGAAAGTTCTTGATTTATTACATCACCTTCTCTAACTTTTGTATCGACTCTCTGTTGTAAAAGCTGTACTTCTTCATCACTAAAACCCATTATTTTCAAAACGTCTGCTGGTGTTTGTTTTAATCTTGCACCTAAATTTGAGTATGGTATTAGTCTTCCAACTAATTGTCTGCCTACATATTCTGAAAACTTTTTAAGTCTATAGTTTGTAGGACTATCAACTTCACCTTGATCTCCTTCTCCTACTTTTGGTACTGCTTGAAATATATTCATCAATTCATTTATTTGTGCTGTAAAACTTCTATTAAATATATTCCTACCAACTGCACCTATCCAACCAATAGTAAAATCGCCATAAGGTTTATCACCAATTACACCAGAAGCATTGATAAAATCTACCATTAGACGTAGATAACCAGCTATAGGTTCGGGTATATTTTCGTAAGTTTCATACTCATATACTGGTTCACCATCATCACCAAATAAAGGTTCGCCATTTTCGTCATACTGCAAAGTTCCTTTACTGTATGGCCGCCAACCATTTTTCCACATAGCTTTCCACATAGCAGCACCTTCTGGTTTTTGAAAATCAGGACCACCACCTGTCAAGATAATTGGAGGTACAAATTCTTCATCTCTTAATTTTCTTCTATAGTCCATAGCAGTTGCACCAATCAACATTGCTAGACCCATACCTAAACGTATTTCACCTCTTGTTTGTTGTGCAATGATTGGATCTGCACTTAATAAATCATTTCTTATTTCTGGCAAAAGTGTTTGATTTAATAGGTTTAAATTAGTAAAACCTTTACCTGTATCAATAACCATAGGTTGATTGATAATAGGGAGTAACCTTGCGTTTGATTTTAAGATGTTTGTTGGTGCTTTTGTAAAAGAAAAATAAAATCTAGCAAGTGGGTGTTTGTTAGCAAATTTATTTAAAGCAGAAGCACCTTTACCAAAATAATCTTCTGTTCTTATATCTTGTGTAAAGGTTATTGTTTTACCAAAATCCTGTGCTTGTTTTAATATTTTTTCTGTTAACGTATTTTCTAAAGGTATCTTTCCATTTTCAGCATAGTATTGAAGAATTGAATCGACATGACCTTTTATAAAATTATCTAATTCATCTCCTTGCTTCCCAAGTCTAAGACCTTCATTAAAAGATTCAAAAGTAGCAGCAGCAATAATGTTAGGAGCTTGTATCAAAGCATCAGTAGATGTCATCAATCTCATTGGTAGTCTTATACCTTTACCTGTTTTATCTACAAACCTAGAAGCTAAATTATCGCCATCAGAAGAAATCATAAATCTCTGTCCAGTATCACCTTTAAAGTTTCCAATATTTACAAAGTTATCTTCCATATCCCAAGACTTTTTCCAAGCTTTAAGACCAAAATTTAAATTAGAATGTAAAGCAAATAAATGTTTTTTAGCACCTTCTAACTCTTTAAGATTGTTTGAACCTAAAGCCAACTTTAAAGCTGCTAAATAACTTTGTGCTACTCCTGATATAAAGTTAACTTCTTGAGTAGTAGGTGCAGAAAGTAACGCATTGATACCTACTTCGTTTACTGTTCTCATTGTTTTATCTAAAGCACCCATAAAACCATCTACTTTTTTCATGGCAACTATCTGTTCTACCTTGCCATCTGTGCGTTCAATACGATTTGCTAATCTATATAATTCATCTAAATCTCCTGATTCTTGTGCTTCTCTAATACGTTGTTTTAATAATGCTCTAAAATCTTTTTTTTCTCTTAATGCTTCATTAAAATCTAAAGTTGATTCTCCTACTTGTTCTGTTGCTTCTCGTTTTTGTGCAGGTGTCATATCCATTACTTCTTCTGGGCTTTTACCTGCAATACCAGAATCAGGTTTAGCTTGTAAAGTTTTACCTACACGACCAAAAGGAGTTCTGACTGCTTTTATATCCATAGTCAACCAATCTTCTACTTTCTCTAAAGCGTCATCTAATTCATCTGCTGCTTGTTCTATTAATTTAAAATCTTTACTATCAAGAGCATTTACATATTTTGTATTTGCATTAACAACTCCATCTGAAGCTAACACTACGTTTTGTGCTAAAGCAAAAGCTAATTCATCAGGTGGCCTTTCACCATAAAATTTTATATATTCTTCTGCCATAGCTTTTATTCTTTTTGAATTTTTAAGGTCTATAACTCTGTCATCATATAAATTTAATGCACCAAGTTTTGTTTTTAACTGTGACTTTCTACCTTCAAATACATTATTATCTTTCATTTCTCTAATTGTTTGATCTATACCCTCTTGGAAAGTACCTTTCACTCCTTTGTTTGTATATTGCTGTGGTGTTTTTGTCTTATCTCCTAAGTCTTGTTTTTTCTTTTTAGCAACTGTACTAACAGACTCACCAAGATATTTTGCATCTGCTGGTATTTTTAAGACAAGGCCAGAAGTATTATCAGGAGATGCTTTAGCACTACCTGTCATTTCTGTAACCATATCTTTTACTTTTTGGTGAACCTTTACACCATGAGCTTTTATTTCTGATTTTGAAAACCCTTGAGCTTCTAATGCTTCTACAATTCTATCTTCAGCTTTAGACTTACTTTTATTACTTCTGATGATATAAGCAACTTGATCTAGTTCAGATTCAAACTGTATGCTTGCCAACCCATATCTAGGCTTCATACGTTGTAAAGACTTAGGTAGTTGGAATACTCTTTTAGGTTTTGTAGTCTCTACTGTTTCTGTTTTATTTGGTTGTTCATTTACAAACTTTTTTGACTCACTAGCTTGTTTTATTATCTCATCTACTTGTTTCTTTTCTTGTGTAGTAATTGTGTTGTTTATTTCTTGTGCTGTCTTGCCAGCAAACTTTTTACTAATACCTTCAAGAGCATCTATAGCACCTTTGAAGGTAAGACCAAAACCAGCACCAAGAGTAGCAGAAGTTGTAAATTCTGTTGGTGATAATAGTTCTTGTTCGTTTATAAGTTTTTGTATTTGTCTATCTGCTACTGCTGTTGAAGCACCTTGCAAAGCAGCCCTTCTTAAACCTTTTGCTCCTTTTGCTGTAGATCCAAAAGGTATCATTTGTATTAAACCTGCTGATATAGCTTCTCCATAATTTATTTTGTCTTCACCTCTGGTTTTCTGTGCAAGTATGCTTGATCCAAAACCAGAACCAAAATTGATAACACCATAGGCACCAACACCAACAGGACCACCTGCTAACAAAGGTAAAGTTAATTTATCTGTAAGAACACCAGCACCAACTTCAAGACCTAAACCTGCTGCTTGTTTGTATGGATCTCCCTTTTCATCTTTAAATGTACCTTCGTCACCTTCTGTATAAAAATTATTTATAGAGTTTTCTAAATCTACATCTATATCCCAATCTAAAAAACTTTCTGTTTGTTTATATATATCGTTATTTATAGGCTGTAAAAAATTAGTATCAGTTTGAAAGCCACTTATAGGTTGACTAGCTTGATTGTTACTTAAATTTGAATCTGTCATCTTTAATCAGTAAGGAACTGTTTGTAGGAGTTATTTGTATAAGCACCCCACGCACCAAACCCTTGTTGGTCAAATAAGCGTTTAGCTGCTATTACATTAACAATAGGGTCATATAATTCATCTGTTGATTCAATATCAAACAACCTTAACCTTTCTTCTAAAAAGTCATCAATCATATTTAATTGGAAAAGACCTATAGAAAATTCGTTTTTCTTTTCAGGATCTAAACCTGATTTTACTGTATCAATCATAGGATCACCTGCTGACTCTGCCATTGCTACAGCAGCCATAATCTTTGCATCTGCTGGTTTGAATCCTACAGCTAATAACATTTGTTCTATTTTAGTTTGTGGTATTTTTTTAGTCTTATCTACTCCTTTTAATATCTCATCTAGTTCTTCTGTTTGATCTAGTTTACGTTCTCTTGCTTCATCTTCTGGGGTAGAAGGTGTAAATGCACCGCCTTCAATATTATCTTTCTTACCACCAAATAATAATTCAGAGCCAGTTTTCTTGGTTTGGTTATCTTGATTAATAAAAGGATTATTTGTTGAACCAACCTCATCAATAAATGAATTATTGTTAATATTTTGCTGATTTAAAAACTCTTTAAAACGCTTGTCAACTTCTGACATAATTCCAGAAGCATCATATTTTGCTGCTTTTATTTTTTTAGCATCAACAAATAATTTAATAGTCTCTTCTCTAATTAAGTTATCTCTATCTTCTGGTTTGATAGTAAGATTACTTTCTATTTTTCTAATTGCATTGATATATCTTTGTTCTAAATCATAGAAATCTGCTGTTTCTTGTTTTCCTAAAGTAATCTGACCCATAGCATCTTTCTCGCCAATCATATCTTTTGCTGTTTTTAGATTATTAAATATCTCTGTGCTTCTATTTGTTCTTAATCCTTTACCTAAAGTTTCTTCTATTTCATTTTTAAGTCTTTGTAAGTTTTGCTTGTCTTCATCTGTAATCGTTACACCTAATGACTTCTCAAATCTAACTAACTCTGTATATGCTGCTGAAGGGTTTGTATCATACACACCTTTAAACCTAAGATCATTTTCAAAATTGGTAAACCAATTATCTCTATCAAAATCTTCTACTTCTATTTTCTCTCTTAAGAAATCTAATTCTTCTGGATAAAGTTCAGCAAGTTCATTTAGTCTATCTCTGTTTTGTTTGCCATCTACAACTTGAAAGAATCCATATTGTTTTATCTCATCAAGAAATAGTTTTTGTCTAGTTTCAGTAGCTTCTCTTTCTTCTTCTTCTCTAAACTTTTCACTAGCATTTAACAAATCAACTCTTAGTTTTCTTATATCGTCTTCATAGAAATCTTTTAATTTTGATTGTTTTACAGTGCCATCTTTTGTGATTTGTTGTGGTCCTACTTTTAATTCACCAGCATAATCTAAGAAATCTTTTACTTCGTCATAGCCATCTAAGCCTTTATCTTCAAACTCTAAAAATATACTGTTAGCTGTATCACTTATAATCCCAATCATTTTAGAAGGAGATACAGATTCAGTTAATCCATTTACTGCTAGTTCATTTATACTATCTTGAACAATACGTCTTGATTGATCTATACCTGTTTCACCTTCTTCTACTTCTAAAATACCTTTTTCTATTAATTCTTGGTTTTCATCTATTTTATAAAAAGTACTTTTTAAAGTATCACTAATTTTATTTTCAGCATTTTGTACGTTGTATTCATTATGTGCTTCTTGATGTGATAAATGTATTTTTTGTATAGCTTGATTTTGTTGTGGTAAAAAGTATTTATTTACATAAAGTGATCTAATACCTGATACATCACTTTGCTGTGTAGAACTATATTCACCTAATGCTGTCTGAAACTCAGGAGACTCTACACTATATTGCTCTAGTGGTACGTTGATTATTGTGCCATCATTTAACTGTTTTTTTACTGTGTAGTTATTAAAAAAAGTTTTAGCTTTTGTTTCTGCAATACTACCTAAAGTAATAGCTAATTGTTTCTCTACCCCTGCTCTAAAAAACATATTACCGCCAACTAACTGTCTAGCTGCCTTACTACCATCTTGTTTTTTTACTTGATTAATAATACGTTGTAACTCAGGCTTGCTTGCTTGCATAACCTTTTCCATACCAAGTTGTTCTTGTTCTTGCTTCTTTTCATTTATTTCTGCACCAAAATAATTTTGTAGTGCAGGGTTAACTGAAGATAAAATACCAGCAAGTTCTTCTGCATTTGTTTTTGGTAATACACTAGGTTCTGCTACAAAAGTATCTACAGGACTTGCTGCTGGTTGAAATGCTGTGCTTTGAAAACTTGATGTCATTGTTAAGCGTATTTAAGAGTAGTAAAAGAACTTAAACCTTGTGCTGCTGTATTAAGAATAATCGAACCCAAAGTAGGGATCTGATTATATGCTTGATTTATATTGCTTTGTAGTTGATTACGTCTATTATCTCTCTGTGCTTCAAGACCTCTAACAACTCTTGTATATTGTCTTGACTGTGATTCCATTGCTTGATTTATAGATTCTCTCATGTTTGCTGTTTGTCTTTCACTATCAGCTAACAACATATTTACTGTAAGACCTGCTTGCTCTGATGCTCTTATAGCTCCTTTTGCTTGTAAGCCTTGTATTGTTTTTGCTAATTTTTCTTGTGCTTGTGAAGCTCTACTTTCTTTTAACTGTGCTGCTGTTGCTTCTTGTTGTGCTGTAAAAGATTGTTCTGCTGATCTGTTGGCAATCAAAGCACTTTGATATGTTTGGTCTGCTGCTGCCTGTGCTGCTGCCCGACCTGCCAATCCAGTAGCTAAGTTAAGACCTAAAGACGCAGCAAATAAACCTGCACCGCTTCCAGCAGTTAAGGCTCCACCTGTTAATGCAGTACCAATAGCAGGGAGACACATTTAAGCTATCCTCAGAAATTCGTAAAATGGTTTACTTTCTTTTCCGTATTTTGCGTGATAATTAATAAAAGTAAACCCAAGAGCTTTTAACCACTTGATAGCAGAATCGTTTTCCGCATATACAAAATTATATAAGATTTTATAATTTTTCAACAAGCTATCCACCCATTGTTTACCTTGTCTAACTAATTGTATTTTATATTTTTTATTACTAAATAACTCATCAGTAGCAACCATAAAAATACAACCATCACTTATAACACCACATATACCCATAGGCTGGTCATCATCACCTGCAATAGTAAGACTTTTTGCAGCATATAAATAAGACAGTTTTAAAGCTTCTTCTGCATCTTGTCCTGTTTGATACCTTGCTTCTATCCTGTCCATTTGTCTCATGTTTTTACATACATAATTTAAGTCAGCTATATTTGCTTTTCTCAAATATCCCATCAAACCCTCCTACTTCTCATGTGAAACATAGCTTCGTATTCTGCACTTGATAACTGTGTTGGTAAGAATGTGTCATTCTTTACATCTATATCTACTCTATCGGCTCTACTCATAATAGGAAATCTAAATGTACCTGTCTCTAGATTGATTTGACCAACAGACGCAGACGCAGCACCAAGCAAACGACCAGTAAATTTATGTATGCTTGTCTCTCTGTTCTCTGGTGTTACTTCTACTTGAAAGAATCCTGTATCTTCAAACTTGATATAGAAATGATGTAGTTGCAATCTACCACTAGCTATCTCACCAGCATTATTAGCACCACCTTCTGTCATTCTTTGTTGACTAAATCTATAGTGCATTGTGTATGGTTCACCAATTATAAATTTACTATTTCTATAGTCACCATTAGCTGTAATTGTTGTGGTAGAACCATTAGAAGTATTTGTAGTTTGTACTAACTGCCCTGCTTTTAAAGGTATTGTATTACCTCTAGTATCAACATAAGTACTTGTTTCATTAGCAGCTAAGTATCGGCCAATCACAGACATAGTGCCATTTAATCTGTAAGGCAAAGTAAAGGTAGTAACGTCATTTGTAGCGTTATAAGCAACAGATACACCTGTTGTTGCTTCTGTAACCTTGTGATCTAAATGAAATTCAAACTCTGCATTAGGTTCTCTAAATTCAGCTTCAAATGGTAGTTTTTCTAGACTTGTACCATTAGCTTCTTCTATAACCATAAATAAATCAGTACCAATAAAATCTATATTTTTTATAGACTTGGCTGGATTAAGAGTAAAGGTAGCCCAACTGTTTAATATCTTTTGAAAGTTATCACCATACAACCATCTGTTTATATATAGTTTGTTTGGATTGTCTGTACCTACCAAAACCAAAACATCTTCGTTTGTACTGACAGCTAGTTTAAAAATATTACTTGGTATTAGTCTTGGTACATGAATAGTAATATTGCTTGCATCTTTTATAGCTATGTCTTGTTGAGTTATATATTCTCTTACACCTGCAAAAGCACCTTTGTTTGTTAAATAATAAATAGAAGAACCAGAACCTACAGGTTGTGCAAGATCACTTGATTCAAATTCTGTTGCAACCAAAACGTTAGCTGTTTTAGGTGTAAGGTTATCTGCTGAACTACTTAAAACAAATTGTGTTTGATCTGAAAATAAGATCAGTTGTTCTCCCATAGTGACTGCGTGTTTTAAGATAGCAACTTTTGTATGTGAAGCTGCAACGTCTATGGGGTCTGAATCTATTACAGATAAAACTGTCTCTGGAAAGAAACTAAAAAACTCTGAAACTCTTGAAAGTATTACATTATCATCAGATAAAAAACCTAATCTGTTTCTAAAGAAGAATACGTTATTTATTTTATTACCAATAAAAGAAGGGTTGGGTGCTGAATCTGTATCACCTACAGTACGTTCTCCCCATTTAGGCAGAGTATATGTTACTCCTGACAACGTATAAGTATCACCATCTACTCTTGCAAATCTAAAATTACCATCTGCCTGACGTATTAAAACGTGTGGCATAGTAGCGTAATTAAATTTAAATTTTATCCCTGCTTTAACTGTTTCTTCCCATTGTCCTTCTTCAAATACACCACCATTATTAGTAACAAACTTAACGTAGTAATTATCAAAATTCGTAGATTCATCTCCTTTTACTTCTACAACATAGTTATTAGGAGAAACAGCAGGTAAGTCTGTAAATCTTTGTACCGAATCTTTTACAAGTGTTATCTGTGTATTACCTTGTGTATCGTTAGCATCTATTGAAAAAGTACTTCCATTAGTTTTTCTTATCCATAAAACAGGACCATTTTGATTTATTGTAAATCCAGTTAATCCAGCAAGTAAACCAGTTTTTAAATCAGCAGCTACTTGTGTAGTGCTAAGAGTAGAATCACTAGAGGTATCGTCTGTCACAGTCACACCATCTATTGTTACTGAATATGTAGTCTTATCTGATACTTGATTAATAAATATAATAGCTTGATGTTCCAAACTTACAGTTTGATTATTAAGAACATCTTGCGTGTATGGACTTTCAGTAGTATCCATTGCTGTTGTAATGCTTGTATTAACAACAAAAGTAAAATCAGCAATCGTTACTGTTTTGATTTGTGTTCTAGGTGTTGATGTATTTAAGTAAGCAGTACCATCAGGTTTGTTTACTGTCTTCTCTGTACCATCTAATTCATATACTTTGACATTACCATTACTAAAAATTGCTATATATCTTTCATTTGTATCTCTATTTATAGTTTGTATATGAACATTACCTACAGTAGAAGAACTTAAATTAGTAATAAACTGCGTACCAGAACGCTTTACAAGACCTTGTACTGGATTACTGTTTGCATTGTCTTGTATGTCTGCATGATCCGCTTGTTTGGTTGAATCAGCAGCTTGAGAAATACCTCGTAATAATGTAGGTATTGCTCTTGATACTACTGCCATAGTTACCTAATTAATCCGTTTGCTGGTGAATAAGTATCAAAGACACTTGTTAATGAAGGATCACCTCTAAGTATATTGTGATCTCCATTTGCTAAATCTGTTTCCATTAGTATAGCTCTTGCTCTAATTTCGTCTTGTTCTGTGTAGCTTCTTAGGCCATCATCACTTACTAATCTATCAACAAATACTCTTGCAGCTTTGATGTTGATATAGCTTCTTGCTGGTTCTGTTAACTCTGTAAAAGGTCTAAAGTAAACTACAGTACATATTAAATCTTCATCAAATTCATATCTATTATTTAATCTGTCATATAGCTTCAAACCACGTTGTATAGGATCAATAGTTGGGTGTTGATGTATGTTTGCATCTATACGCAATATGTCAGTCGATAATTCTATTTGTTTGGTTGTTTGGTTTCTAACTAAAGTTACATCTATTTCAGTATTAAAAGACCAACCTTCTGATTGGATTCTTTTATTAACTTCAATCAGAGTTGACTGTGCTATTCGTACATCAACTGGAACTTGCCCTGTCAAACTGTTAACAGGTGCTTCTCCTATAGCAGCCAACATTATATTAATTGCTTCAAGTTCGGTGGTTGCAGCTACAGTCATTGTTTAATACTTTTTTAGTTTGAGTGAATCCCTCCCACCTTTCTTTTTTTTCTTTTTCTTTGATGAATACATGGGTATAAAAAAAGGGTATCTAATAATAAGATACCCTATAAATTGAAATTAAGAAGCAGATAGCTTAATAGTAGCTGCACATTCTGGTCTTAGGATTCCATGACCAAGAGCATACTTAGCAACCATTAACGTACCCTGATACATAATTCCGTAGTCAGAACCAGAGATTTCAGTTGTCATATCCATAAGTTTTACTGTACCAACAGCAGACTTGTGGAAGACAAGACCAATAGTTTTACTATCGTCACCTGAGTAAGTGTTGTTCGCACCACTTGGGTTAGATCCTACGTTACTCTGAGGTACGTTGTTGCTCATCATCACAGGGATACCAGCAACTTGTTGTACCTTACCAGAAGCAAACGAACCATTACCGCCTGGGTTGAAGTCAACATCTACAGTTCTTGTAGCAGACTCAGCAAGTTTGTAGTACTCAGCAGGTGGTAGTACACAGAAACGATCTGTTGGAGGAATGTCTCTTTC